GGGCAGGGGCGGGCCCAGGCTTGAAATTGAAGCGGTCAATGACCCAAAGTCTTTCCAAGAAAGACTTCAGTTGTACTACCTGAATGTTAAATATTCAGGTGGGTTAACGAGATGGTCACGCATTCCTAGAAGACTAATCAGGCGAGCTAAGCTCGACTGGCGCCAAGAGCCTAAGGCCCTTGGTAAGTATACTAGGGATGAAATTGTGGCCATATTTCTTGCAAATCTCTGGTTTAAAGCCTCTCCACGGGTTGTAGCTAAGCTACAATCCTCTGCAAATGTGCTAGCCACCGCTCAGCGGTGGTTAGACACTGCAGATGGAGTGGTCCTCCCCTACCTCTTAGAGGTAGAGGGGGATCCTGATTATCAAATAATCGAGAATTTAACCAGATTTTGCATTGAAAACTGTGCAAACAACTACGCACACTTTCTTTCACGACTTAAAGCCGTGAAAAAAGATCTTCGGAAAAGCTTAGCTTTAAACGAAGATGTGCCGTTGTTTAGAGATATGTATACATATGTCAGATACTATAAAGAATCCATGCCAAGCACGGATCTTTATAAACAATCTGAGCATTGTAATCTCTGGACGCAGACGAGAGCAACCGGTTTAGCTGATGTTGAAATGGGAAAAATTTCCATGAGGAAATTTTTCGAGACCATTACATCAGAAAACCTGGTTCCTTTAGAGTCCCTCGGGAAGTACCGACAAGCAGTACATGCCGCAACACTTAGTGTTGTTGACATCCAAGGTACTAGTGCTCATCTCTCTGCTGGCCCTAAAGCCAACTTTGAGATGACACAGTCTAAAGGAGGCCATACTGGCCTCCTCTCGCGGATCGTCCGCACAACTCGTGTAACCAATCGATATAATCTCGAAACCCTCGAAAGGACCCAAGACTCCCGGCGCATTAAATGCGCCGGAGATGTTCTTGATTACTGTATAGATTGGGTTCTATTTAATAGAACCCTTTCTCGTGTGGTTAAACCACACGCAGTTTTGGAACCTTCGAAGGCGAGGATTATAACAATTTCTCCATTTGCGGTAAGCAGAATCATGGGCCTCGCTGCGCATATCTTGTCACCATGTCTAAGACATAGGCACCAGACTAGGTCTGGTATGACAAAAGATAGGCACCTTTGGCGTATGCTAAGTCAAACTTGGCACCCCCAAGACAAAGTCTGGGGTTACGCTAAAGGTCAACCAGTACTAAGTACTGATTGGAGTGAGGCAACTGATTCTTTTACTCACCAGTTCGCAAGAATGATTTGGAATCAAATTCTAAATCATCTGAAAAGGGTTGATGGGGCACCGCTGGGGTTTTTAAAACTCGCAGCGACCCTGCATACGCAGTCAAGAATTGTACTTCCCGAAAGAAGTTCAACTCTTGACCCCATCGCTCTTGATGAAATATGCCTCTCTAAGAGAGGCATATTCATGGGCGACTATACCACGAAAATGATTTTGACCTGGGGTCAAGATGCAATTGCGCGGTACAGTCTCTTGCAGAGCTACAATATTGTAGGCGATGATTTCATCGCAGCTGGTGAGAGGGAGAAATTGGAGACCTACTTAACAGCCGTGGAGGACACAGGTGGGAGGATATCTCTTAGAGATACCTTCATTTCCACCCGTATTATGTTCTACTGTGAGGAGATGTCGTTGGTTCCTAGAACCACGACAGATCTCCCCATAGTAGCCATAAAACGTGGCAAATCTAGGATTTGCTATGTGGACACTCCAAGGCTTCGCTTGCTAATTCCTACCTGCACTGAAACCCAAGGTTTCAGTGGTGTACAGGCAGGCAGGTTTTCCCTTCTTGGAAAGGAAACCCTGTGGGTAAATGGAACACACCCGGACAAAGTCCGGTTGTTTGAAAGAGCTCAGCTCTTCCAACATATTCTCCTACCGCGGGAGGAAGCGACACAATGTCCCTTCACCCCCGTAGAGATAGGAGGAGATGGTTCGTTTACCCGAAACAGCAAACTATTCAAAGAAATCATTGAAAAGAAAAGCAAGAATCCTAAGGAATCTTACTTTAGACTTTTCAATGTTTATAAGAATAAAGTAGGCCATCGATTAGTACAATCTGACACCCTGAACCAAGTGACCACCAAATATAGGATTTGGATGCCAGCTCTTAAAGAGTTGAAATCCTACCTTCCTAAAAATGCAATCGTGGAAATCAACGAGTCAAACTCGTCGATCAGGAGTCTTAGACTCCCAGGTTTCTTAGAAACCCCACGACAGACCATTTTTAGGATGGTAAAGGAATCCTATTATCGTGCCATTCTTCGAGGAATCCCGTATGAGGACTTGCCTGTGTTAGACACAGGCCCGTCCCCTCCGGAATTAAAGTTGGGGAGTAACCAAGTTACTCCTTACTTTAACCTGCAAAGGTTCCTCGATCACTGGGTAAATCCTGGTTTCTCTTGGAGAGACCAGGACGATTACCTAGTGAAACAGAATGAGGCACAATTGGTGGATCATATGCACCTTAACCTTACCTTCGGTAGAATCAAACCACCTGGTCTTAAAGACCAAGTGAGGCTCTGGCTAAGCCAGGGCGGAGATTCTATCCTGGATCAGTCGGGTGAAGATGTGTTAGCCTTCTTAGAAGGCTCAGCACTCCCAATTAAATTGAGAGAGCGTTTACACATGTTCATCGAGACTGACTCAGTAGTGATGGAAGAGTTTAAAACTCTTCCACCTCCAGAAGGTAAGATTATCCTTGTATCCCGTGATCTAAAACTCGCAGCGAACTTAGTTCGCTTAGGAGACGCGATGGGGAAAGTATACCAAGTATACTGCCTCCGTCCCGTATTCTACCTTCTTGGAAGGGTCGAGGAAGTCGGTTTTGAACCGACTTCAATCATTGAGGATCAAGGAGCGATGATCTTTGAAGATCTAACCCTCTTTGATGAGGGTTCACCACCTGAATGGTCGTTTGACGACATGGTGGTATCGCAGGTACATAGGTACAAGGGTGTATGGGTCATTGACCGTAAACGCTTCGGTAGGGAGCGTACATAGGCACTGAAAGGTAAGACCTAACATTTCCACATCTAAGATGTGAGAGCCTGG